CCTACAGAGTGTGATCCGTAAAGAATTAAAGATGGTGTTACGCCATCAACATCTTCTAAATAATTAGAACAATGTTTATAATGAATAGCATCACTCATTTTAATTCCAACATCATATCTATCAAAATTAATATCACCTGAAGAATGCACCTGTAGCACATTATTCTCCTCTAAAGACTTTATAGCGTTAAGAAGAGTTTCTTGATCTACACTTTGGCAAGCTCCTAAAGTTTGTCCAGTCTTACCAGCTAAATGAAAACCATATATGCAAGCACGCTTTTCGACACCCAATAAAGGTCCGACGCACATGCCACGCGCTGTGGGTTCTTCTAACTTGTAATAGAAACCATCAAAATAATTATTTTCGGTCCTAACCTTCCCTGTTCTAATATGTATTGCTGGTAAAACCAATGCGGCACCCATATTATTCCGATATATCATATCAAAGCGCGTTGGGTAATTGTTTGTAGTTTTCAAAGGAAAGAAACACAAAAGATCCCTTTGTGGACCAGCTTCAATAATCATCAAAACTGCTAAATCGCCTTCTATTCTATATACACAAGTTTGATCGAGATTGCACGTTACGTTCATGCCTATCTCATCAGGACCTCTATTCGTTAAACGAACAGAAAAGTTTCCTTGTGGTATAGAATGAGACGGAAAGATCCAATAGTTTTGGCACAGCGGGAAAGCACTACACGCCGTAGTCATTAACATATCGCTACCGTCACAGTATGACACTTCTGAAAAGACAACTTTATGTCTCAACAAATCCTTTAATTGATCATATGTTGTGGTGCAAGATCTTGAGTCTTTTAGTACTGGTGTAATAATGCGCTTTTTCCACATAGACCGGGGTTCCGCATCTGAAGGAATAGGCCTAGATCCTTCCGAAATACTCTGCTCTTCAAAAGTGCGCACCTTTTTTAATATTTGCAAAGCTGCATAAAGACTAGCGGGCACACCAATCGCACCCAAAACCATTGTTATCTTGTGGTTTTTAACAGTCGCATATGCATTCATCAAATTATCTTCCTGACCATTTATGAATTTAACATTAGCATGCAAAAAGTTTCTCCGCATAACACCTATAAAGCTTTCCGGTGCGTTCTTCTCTTTTCCATCATCATCTTCAATTGTTTCTCCAATCAAGGATTGCTCAAAATCAAAGGCGATAGGAATACCGGCGTACAAATTGGAATATAAGGACAAAGGGGAAACATAACGTTCACATAATTCACTGTATGAAATTTGCTCACGTATATTAACTACCCTTTCAAAGATTTCGTCTCTCTTATATTTACCGAACACAGAAACCTGTCCATAACCATCATTCGGAAATTTACAAGCGTAATTGTGTTCGAAAGTCTGTATTTGCGATATTTCTAAAGAAGGTGGAACCGCACTTGCGTATTTAAAATCATCCTCCTCTTCTTCCAAGTCGTCCATCGAAACTACTCTATTAAACAAATTCTTAGTATTGGCGATATAAGATCTCTGACTAACATAAAAATCTTTAGAAGTTGCGACAACATGTTTCAAGGTATCTTTAATTCCTGCACCGGCCATAACAGTTTGAAACTTAACTTGATCTGGACAATCTGGTTGACCGCGCTTTATTACTACGCGCTGAACATCAATGCTCCATGCATCAGGTATGCCATCACAAGACATTTTGATTGGATCTGGTCCACCAGAAGCATCCGCG